AATGAGTAAAAGTCATAAATTAAGTTCCATTTTGGCAAGAATATATTCTTTGACTAATCCAGAGCGTACAATATCTTCTACTCCAAATTCAATAACATCAACAGAGGGCATAAGACGAAGAATTCTCATAAAATCAACGATTCCATTTCTTTCATTTTGTTTTACCAAATCTGTTTGAGTAGCATCTCCACAGAACATAATCTTTGATTGTTCTCCTACTCTTGTCATTATACTATCAAGTTCATGATAATTCAAGTTTTGATATTCATCTACTATAATAATTGCTTTATCAAAAGTTGTTCCTCTAATAAATGATGTGCTCCAGAAAGAAATAGTTCCCTGTGTTTTAAGATTCCCATAAAGCATTTCAAAATCTGCTTCAGTAGGTAACTCAAACATGTATTTCACCATGTTCTTGTAAGGGATTTGATAAAGAGTAGACTTGTCTTCATGATCACCAGGAAGAAAACCAATTTCACGGGTAGCAACAAGAGACCTAACAATATAAATTTTTTCGTAGGGACTTGTTTCATCTAAAACTTCTTTGAGTGCGCTGTAAAGGGTAATAAAAGTTTTACCAGTACCAGCACAACCATATGCAACAAGATTTTGATTCTTGGCATATGCCTCAAACAAACTCTTTTGATTATCAGTGAGAGGCTCAATGTCTCTCATCATATCTGCATTAATTGGCTTCTTTCTCTTCATTTGTTTAACAGTAAGACCAACCCCAATAGGTTGATCAACATTCTTCTTCTTTCTTGGCATGGGTTAAAGAGGTCTTACTGCAGATCCAGGAGCTTTCGATGCTTTACGCAACACATCGTTCCATCCGGGATGGTGTTTCTTCAGTTTATCATATACTTCCCCGACTTCTCCAACGGAAGCAACACCTGCGTTCCAATCTTTATCCCAGTCAGGATTTTCTTTTCTCCACTCATCATACTTCAACATGGTCATAGAGAGTTCCTTTTTCTCACCAGTTTCTTTGTTAATAACAGGATAGGTAGGCATACAATTCTTAATAATGTGTAGGATTATTTAGACCACTGCAAAGCTTCTGAAACTGTAGGAAATTGTTTGGTAAAAATAGACCTTACATTTTCTACTAATTCCATGTGCTCTTTTTGTGTTCCATGGGCAGATCTTAAATTAATATAATGTATCCAAGATCTAACTGAACCAGTCATATAAAGACGAGTGGGAGTAGCAAGAGGAAGCACAAATCTTGCACACTCCTTTGCAATACCCTCATGAAGCATCTCTTTATAAAGATCTATAGATGCATCAAAATGTTTTCTCATTTTCTGATTGAACTTCTCTACTGTAGCATCATCTATATCATCAATAGAATTCTGTCTGTTCTTTATATCTTG